GGGGGGGTGGAGTCTCAGGCGTTGCGAGGCCCAGGAAGGTGTCCAACCATGTGGCTGAGCCGGTTTGCGCAGGTCGCGGCGAGGCGGGCGCGCGTCAAATGCGGAAATTTACGCATTTGACGCGCTCGGCATGCCGGCAACGCTGGGCAGGATTTTTAACTCTGCGAATTCGCAGAGTTAAGCCGCAGCGAGTCGGGAGAATCACTCAGGTCTTGCGCCGCTGCNCCCCCGCCGCATCAACGAACAGCGCCCCCTTTTCAAGCTTCGCCAAGTCCTGGGGGCTGCGCACCGTCGGCAGCGCCCCCGAAGCCCCCGCATCCACCTGCTGCACCTCACCCGTGACGGCGTTGTGCCGGATGATGCTGCCCTGGCTCGTGGAACCATCGGCATTCTTGACCGCAGGCGTGACCGTGACCTTCCAGGGTGACGGATCTGCATCACCACGGATCGCGCGCATGGACTGCTGAGCCTGCTGTTTCTGCTGGGGCGTGGCGTTGGGATCGAGCAGCGTATTGCGCAGCTGCTCTTCCTGGCGTTGGGCCCGGGTCTTGAAGCCGCGCGCTTCGGCCTCGCCCTGCAGGCGCTGCTGCTCGATGCCCAAGCGCATCCCCGTGCGCCCGGTTTCGCCATCCTGCTGCATGGCCTCGCGCTGCACGCCGCCGGATTGCTGCATGTCTTCGCGCATGAGGCCTGCGTTCTGGCGCATGGTCTCGGCATCCAGGCCTGGCTGGGCCTGGCGCAGCGCCGAGTCGGTCTGCAGGGCGGCCTGGTAGGCGGCCACTGCCGGCGGCGGGCCGGACTGAGCGCCACCGCCACGGAAGCGGGCCATGCCGGCTGCAGCGAACTCGGGCCGGTTCATGATGCTGCTTGCGCCAGTTTCCAGGTTCTGGAGGTCTTTGCGTGCCTGCCAATCGTTGCCGGAGTGGGCGACGGTTGGTGCTCGGTAGCCTGGGAAGCCCAGACGGGGCTGCTCGACCTCTGTGCGCTGGCCTGGCGTGAAACCGCGCGCTGTCGATTGCGCGGCCAGGTTCTGGGCGGCCAGGTCGTTTTGCCGGGAGGGCAAGCCGCGCGGCTGGGCGCCGAGCGCCGCGCTCTGTGCGCTGTCGCCGAAGCTGTTGCCCTGACGGAAGATCCCGGGCTGAACTTCCTGTGGTGCGGCTGAGCTGGGCGGGCCCATGGTGCTTCCGGCCGGAGGCGTGGCCTGCGGCGTTGCAACTGAGCTTGCTGGAGCTGTGGAGGGCGCGGGGCTCGCCATCGTGGAGGCAGCAGCAGGTGCTGCGGCTGCGGCGGCACCGCCCCCGATCCCGGCGCCGACCGCAAGCCCGCGCGCGGCGTTTGTTCCGGAGTTGATGGCGCCACTGATTGCCCCACCCGTGCGCGCGAGGGCAGACGCACTGCCGCCCAGCGCACCAGGCACGGCATTGGCCAGGTTCGACACATTGCGGCCCAGCTCGGTATTCATGGGATTGGACTGCGAGCCGTCTGGAGTCGGCGCCTTGGGGTAGCCGCCCAGCGGGATCTGGTCCTCAGGCGCACCACCGTTGGCGAAGAACACCTTGGGCTTGAAGCCGCGCGGCACGAATGCCTGCTCGGGCGCTGGTGTGTGGGTGGCATCGACGGCGGCCTGCAGCGCGCCAGCGCCGCCCATGGCGTGCACGGTATCGGGCGGCAAGACGAACTCACCCGGTTTCACCATGGCTGGGATGGAGTCGGGCGCCTGGTTCTGGGCCTCAGCAACAGCCGCGGCCTTGCTGCGCGGGCGGAAACCCAGTCGCGGCTGCTCTGCCGCCTGCGCTTCTCGCCGACCTGGTTGAAAGCCGAACATGATGGCTCTCCTCAAAGAATGATGGATTCGGTGACGTGAGGCTGGTCCTCACGGGTTTGCCGGCGCAAGTCGGAGTCGGGCCGGCGCCCAAAGTACCGAGTGAACTCAGCCTCTGCTGCTGCCGCGCGCGTCGGGTCGAAACCATCCGCGTCTGGCTGCGAGAAAGCACGGTGCAGGGCCCAGAGCACCAGCTTTTCATGGCTGAAGGCATGGATCTCGGGCGACTCTCCCGAGCTGCACATGGGTCGCATCGGAAGGCGGTAGCCCTCCAACACCAGACGCCCGTCGCGCGGCGGGGCCGGCACGAGTCGGATGGATCGTTCGCCCTGCACAGCCCAGCGCGTGCAATCAAGACGCTTGTGGCGCCACCCTGGCTGATGGCGGTCCAGCCATTCCGTGGAAACCAGCGTCAACTCCTGTGGTTCCCGCGCGCCGTCGATCTCGTAGGCGAGATAGGTGATCTCGTACAGGGCGGGGTGCAGAGGATAGGTGGACTGACCTTCCTTCACCGGCACATGGCAGACTTGAGGGCGCTCTACTTCCAACAGAAGCCGGCCGCGCACCGCCGCTTCAGCCACGGCCTCGTTCAGCCAGGCTGTCACCAGTTCCTCGCCCCAAAGGTAGGGCTTCACGCAGTCTTTGGAGTCGGCGCGGAAGCGGTTGATCAGATCCTGGAGCGTCATATCAGCGTGCTCCGAACTGCTCGATCAGGTTGGCCACCTCGGCGCGCATCTTGGCCTCGCCCTTGCGCGCGTCGAGCTTGACCTCGTACTTCGCCGCGTATTTGGCCAGGGCGCCCTTGTCCATGCCCTCGATGGTCAGGAGCATGGACTCTGTGGCCGCGCGCTCTTGCTGCTGCAACTGGTCCGCCTGCTGCTGGGCGGCGTGCGCTTGCTGGAGCGCAGCATCGTCCTGCTGGTCCGACGTGTCGGGCTGCTGCGCCTGCTGACCCTGCTGGGCCTCCAGCTGCAACTGGTCCGCCTGCTGCTGGGTTGCCGGCGCGCGGCTGAACTCCACGAAGCGCAGCAGCTTGCGCGCGACGGCCTCGGGCACCAGCTTGGTGTCGCCAGGCTGCCAATGGGTGGCCGCCAGACGGTCGTGATAGGGCTTCTTGCCCGTGTATTCCAGCTTGTCGAATTTCATGATTCGCTCCGTTCATGTGAAACAAGCCGGACAGGCCGGCTTGCTGCATGGTTCATCGCCGCGAGCGCGGCTTCGATCAGGCCACGCCTTCGGGGACTCCCAGCACCACCAAGTCCAGCGCGCTGGCCTTGGCGTTGTCCGCGCCGCCCACGGTCAGGATCAGGTACGCATCCTTGGGCAGCGTGATGACCGGATTGGCGGTGGCGTTGCGCAGACGCGCCGTGGCGGCCAGGTTCACGCCAGCGCCGAAGTAGTCGTCGTCCTGCGGCACGGCCGGCACATCCACGCCGTCGGCATACTCGAAGCCGATCTTGGCAGTGACGGATGCCGTCATGCCAACGGCAACGACGACCAGGCTGTCGATCAGCTTGAAGCCAGCGGGCAGCAGGCCCAGGCGGATCTTTGTGCCCTGAATGGCGGGCGTCAGGATGTCGCCGCCCAGGGCCGCGCCGGCCGCATTGGTGGCCAGGGTGTAATGCAGGGCGCTCAGGTTGCCCCACGGCGTCGCGCCGAGGCGATTGCTGGCGGACTGCACTTTGGTGATGGTTGCCATGTTGGCCTCCGATGAAATGGTGAAGAACTCAGCGGAGGACAGGCGATCAGCCGACCGCCCGCCCTGGGGCGCGTCAGTTGCGCTCGCCGATGATGCGCACAGCCGTGTCGATGGCCGTCGCGCCGTGGTCGGTGAAGTGCTTCTTGCCGTTGCCCTGCGACACCAGCCAGCGGATCTTGAAAACGCCCATGATGGCGCCGATCAGCAGCTCCAGCTTGTCGCCGTGGTCGAAGTCCTTCTCAGACCAGAAGAACGGCATGCCACCGTGCTTGGACTTGCCGAAGGCCTGGGCCAGCGACTGGCCGCCCAGCAGGATCGCGCGGTCCACCGCATGGGTGGTGCCGAACGAGGCAGGGACGATGCAGGTGCTTTCCGTCTCGGTCTCGTAGGAGGCGCAGTAGCGGACAGTGTCGCCAGCATAGAAGCGGATGGGCTTGGGCATCTTGCAGATCAAGATACCGTTCCACAGGCCCACTTCACCCAGAAACAGGGGGTGGTTGTTGGCCTTGGACGCGCGCGCCAGGGCGTTCGCCTGGAACTGGCGGAAGCCGGGGTCCTGGGCGAATGCGTGGTATTGCGCGGGGGAGACCAGCAGCACACGCAGTGGCGAATCCTCGGCCACCTTGTCCTCGGGGATCTTGATGGCGGGCGGCGGCAGAGGGATCGATTCCATCGTCGTGCGAATGCTGTCCACCACATCCATGCCGAGCACGTCGGTGGATGCAATGTCCAGCTCGCCCGCGTTGGCGGCCACGGTCTTGATGGCATCGCCGTCTGCGACGAAGTGACGATTGCGGGTAGGCGCCTTCACTTCATTGATGGCAAATTCCGCGAACTGCGGGTGAGCCTCGGTCGGCAGACGCCATTCGATGTTGTCGTGGAAGCCGCGCGCGCCGGCCAAGTGGGTCAGCATCAGCTGGTCTTGGTAGCCGTTCATCAGCGACAGCGCGATGGGCCGGCCGATGCGACGGAATTCCACGGGGGAATTCATGTCGGTCATCGTGTCGCCGATATCCACGGGGAAGCGGACCTGGTTCACGCGCACGCGGCCGTTGTCCAACTCGATGCCCGTGCCCTTGCCCTCGGCCATGCGGCTGCCCATGATGGGATAGGCATTGGTGGGCTGCACGAAGTGGAACTCCACCTCGGAGCCCTTGCCACGCGTCAGGTCCACCGTTCGCACGATGGGCATGTCGGTGGAGGTCTGCTTGCTCAGCACGGCGCTGACGTGAGCCTCGCCCTGGGGGACGGTGCCCACCATGCGGTTCAGCGTCGAATTGCGCTGCATGGACTGAGCGAACAGCCCGGCAGCCTGGACGAATTGGGCATTCGGCGAACCGGTTGCCACATTGGTTTTTCCGGACATATGTCCTCCGTCTTGGGGAGAGGGCTGCCTCATCACGAGGTGGCCCGGGTTTCAAAAAATATTCAGCGGTTCACGCCAAGCTGTTCATCAAGGCATCGATCTTTGCCGGTGACATACCGCTCATCACGTTGAGCAGCGCCGCGGGGTTGTTGGCCAGTGCCTGCGCGCGCTCCGCTTCACTGGCACCAGCAGCCGCGCCCGTCAGTTCGGACAGACTCACCGGCACGGCCTGCTCTGCATCAGCTTTCGCCTTTGCCACGGCCGCGTCCACGGCATTGGCAGGAGCGGCCGGGCTGGCTGCGGGAGAAGCGGCGGGCTTGGCACCCTTGAAGGTGCTGAAGACTTCCACAATCTCGGCGGCGGATCCGTTCTGCAGGACATTGGCCACGGCTGCGCGCGCGAAAGCAGGCTGGGCATCCACCCACTGCTTGAACTCGGCAGAGTCGGCAATTTCGTCCGCGTCCGCGTGGGCCGCATAGATAGCGTTGTCGTGCGCCTGCCGGGCGCTGACCTGTTCGCGCTGCTGGAGCGGCTGCATGGCCTGGGCCAGTCGTGCGTCCACCAGTGCTGCGGCACGCTGGTCCACCAACGCAGCCACGCCCTTGGCGATGCCCTCCTCCGAGAAGTCGCCAAAAAGGGCCATGTCCACGCCTTGTGAGGCGGCGGCCTGGGCAATGGCCAAGTTCTTGTCAGCCGAGGTTGGCGCCGCGCCCGCTTGCTCGCGAGCCGAGGCATCCGCCTGGGCCTGTGCGAGGTTAGTTTGCTGACTGCGGGTCAACTGGTCGATCTGAGCCTTCAAGGTGGCGTTCTCGCTCTCCAGCGAATCGCCGCGCGCCTTGAACTGGTCGCGCTCGGTGCGAGCTTGAGCCAGCTTCTCAAACGGGATCGTGTAGCTGCCCGACTTGCTGGCAATAGGCGCGCCGGCCGGCTCGTCATCCTGAGCGGGCGCCGCGCCTGCAGCAGGTGCAGGAGCCGGGGTTGCTGCAACAGCGGGTGCAGCGGCAGGAGCGGGAGAAGGCGCCGCAGCAGTTTGCTCAGCGCCAGGGGTGGCGATTGCGGGAGTAGCAGTGCTCGCGGCGTTGCTGGCTTCGGCGGTCTTGGTCGCGTCCGCGTCCAGATCCAGTTGTCCTGCAAAGGCGGATTCGAGCAGTTGCTCAGGGGTCATCGGCATGTAGGTGCTCCACATCCCCGGCTATCCGGCCGGGCCTGTTTGAAGGGGCACGCAGATTCGAGGATCAGGCCGGGGCCGAAGCCCCGACCATCACGCTCTCCAGCTGCGGGAGGTGCCGACCCATCACGGGCAGGCTTCTCGTCTCTGGCTTTCGCCTTCAACGTGGAACACAGTGTCAGGCCGCGCGCGCGCAGCATCCAACTCTGGACGGAGTGAGCCGCTATAGGTTGTCGGCAGGGGTGGCCGTCTCGATCCCCTGCATGCCGCGCGCCGGCTCCTGAGGGATTGGCGGGAATGCGGGGCTGGNGTTCTCGCGCACCTGGGCGATGTCGCCGGCCGCGCCCGGACCGCCAGACTGCGGCGCTGGGCCGCCGGCCGCAACGCCAGGCACAGGAAAGTCCGGGTCGTCGCCGCCTGGATTGGGCTTCTGGTAGCCAGCGCCCTGCATGATGGCGTCGGCAATGGGCGCGATGGCAGGATTCATGGCTACCTGGGCCCCGCCCTGCATCGCCGAGAAGGCGGCCTGCACGCCTACCTGCACAGCGTCGGCCATCACCTTCTTGATCTGGGCGTCCGTCATGCGCTCCTTCATTTCCAGCTCGCGCGCCTTCAACTCGTGGCCGGCCTTCAACAGCGCGGCCTGCACCTCCTGCTGCACCCGCTGCTCGATCTGCTCCGGCGTCTGCTGTCCCGATGCTGCGCGGATGGCCTCCACCACCTGCTTCTTGCGGGGCAGATCCATCAGGTCAATCAGGAATGGCAGCGCAACCACCTGGATATGCTCAGGCAGGGACTTCACCGCCTCGGACAGCGAGCTGAGCTGCTGGCCTCGGAAGCTGCTGGTGCTCGGCACGTCCTCCAGAGCGACCTTCATGCGCGTGCGCAGCACATCGTTGGACCGATAGGCCAAGCCTGTGTCGGGGTCCTCTTCGGCCTTGTTCAGCACCACGGTGCGCGGTGGGTTGAGCACGTCGCCCTCGATCACGATGGTCTGCTCCTCGTCGCCCATGTCCTCGATGATCAGCGACATCAGCAACTCGCCCACCATCGTGCGCCCGTCCTTGGTGTTGTCCATCAAGTCAGCCATGCCGATCTGGGACTGCTCCACCTGGGTGGTTTCCTGCAGTCCGCTGCGCGCGGTGCCGGCCTGGCCCTGCATGGCCGGCGTGACGGGGCTGACACGGCCCAGCGCGCGCCTGCTGTCTTCCATCAACTGGAAGTGCTGTGCATCGAGTTGGAAATCGCGGTGCACCTGAAAGCGCGCGCCCTCCTGCTGCATGTGTTCTGCGTCGAGAACAATGTCTGCGTCAGGCCTGGCCAGTTGCTGACGCAACTGCGCATCGGTCATCGCTGTGGCGCCCTTGGTCCGCTCCACTCGCTGCGAGGCCATGCCCCAGCGCAGCTTTGCCATGGTGCTGTTCAGGTTGTCCTGCGGGAAGAGCATGTCGCGCACCAGGCCGAAGGGCATGCCCGTCTGGTCTTCCCGATAGCCCCAGAACGGCACATATGGAAAATGCTGGTGTGGGTATGGCGTGGGGCCGTCGTGCAGGCAGATGGGTCCAATCCAGTAGGACCGACGCAGCCGCGTGACGGTCTCGCGCGACAGCGTGCCCGCGCCCGAGGCCACGGCCAGGCGGTGCTGCTGGTTGGACTCGTCGAACTCGACCACGCGGCCGCCGCGCAGCCTCAGCACCAGCGCCGACACCCAGCGCCGGTACCAGAGTTCGCACAGGCTGAGCTCGTCGGTCTCCGAGCGATACCAGGCATGCTCGCGCGGAGTCCAGGCCCGGGACACATCCAGGCCCGGCACCAAGCCCGTGGAGTAGCCACCCTCGCCCAGATAGCCGCCGTATCCGCCTGGGCCGGATGCGGAGTCCGCGCGCATGATCAGATCGCGGTGCTTGGGGAAGGCCGCCGCGACCCGGTCTTTGCGGATGAACCGCTCCCGGAGCAGCCAGTGCGCATCGGACAGGTTATCCTCCTGCGCCCGGATGTCCCACCAGATTTCATTGCGGTGCACATACCGGCAGCGGTAGGGGTAGGCGAAGGGATCGCTGGCCCGTGCAACCTCCACCCAGCCAAGGCCCACGCTCACCTGCGGCTTAAACGCATCGCTGATCGCGCGATCTGCCCGGCTGTGGCGCTCTGCCTGGTTCAAGCGGAAGTTGAGCGCATCGGCCACGTCCTGGCCGCCTGGGTCGCCGTCGGGTGTCACGCGCCAGTCCGTCCGCGTCTTGGCCTCGTAGCCGCACACGGCCGCAATCGCCGGGCCGATGATGTTCTCCTTGGCTGGAGGGATACCGAAGCGCTTCATGCGCGCGAGCAGTTCGCTGCCCAGTTGGTTGCCGTCGGCATAGTCGGCTTCCATGTCGGCCTGCCGGCGCCACGGTGGCTGCTCCAGGATGTCATCGATGATGCGGGCATATTCGTGCGGCGTCAGCGCCGCGCCCAGGTCTGCAGTGCTTGGGGGGGTTGCATAGTTCATGGCAGTGCCTCACGCGCGCCAGTCCGGCGCATCCTCTTCCTCTTCGGGCTCGGCGCGCGCGCCGTACCCATCGTCATTGGGGTTGAAGAGCCCGCTTTCCTTCGCCTGCGCCCACTGCCGCAGCGCGTCCGCGCCTTCCGTGCAGCCGTTGGACTTGTCGGGCTCATCGATGAATTTGTTCAGGGCCCGGCTGAATTTCTTGCTGTAGCCGCGCAGCCGCTCCAGGCCGAAGGCGCAAGCCTCTTTGTCGAACCAGGCGCCACGCAGGTGTTTGCGCACGGCCGAGATGCCAGTCTGCAACTGGGTGATCTGCGGAACCACCACAAAGCGCTGGCCCGGCATCAGCGCCTGCAGCTGCTGCTTTGTGGATCGGTTGGTATCGCTCAGGCGCTTGTGATTCGCGTCATGCGGCAGGAAGTGCCCGCCGAACACGTAGCCGAGGCCCTGCAGGTGGCGCACGTAGTGCCGCAGGTCTTCCTCGTGCTCTTCGTAGTAGTTGATGAAGCGGTCCTCGCCGCGCAGGGACTGCATGAACCAGATGGCTGTGCCGTCCGCGCGCCCGATATCCCAGAACGTGTAGACCGGCAGGTCCAGCTCGGGCACCGAGGTGATGCCGCCGCGCTTCGTGAGCGCAACCATGGCCTTGGCGTAGTACCGGCCCGCGCTGGACTGCTGGAATGCCTCGGCCGGCGTGGACGGGTACTCCTGCCACATGCGCTCTGGCGCGCCGGGGAAGTCCGCTTCCTGGGTGGCCACATACCAGGCCCGCTGTTCCAGATCGATGGTGCACTGCATCTCGACCTCGACCTGGTCGAAATAGTCGTGCTGCTCGCGCGCGACATGGACCAGGCCAGCGTCCATCCGGTAGTTGGGTTCCTGCCACCAGGCGTAGAAGTGGAAGCGGTAGTCGCGCGGGCTCAGCTTCTTGTGCGTGTAGTGCAGGGCCTCGGCCCGCTGTGACAGGTGGTAGAACTCGCCGTTGGCGCCTTCAGCCGTGCTCTCGATCACCAGGATGCCCGTGGTCGGCACGGCCGGTATGGAGCCGGTCATCACCTCCTTGGCCTTGTGCGGGAAGCGTGCCGAGATCTTGCCCAGCTCAGAAACGTGCAGCCGGTGGATGGTGCCCGAGCGCATGGACGTAGCCACGCGCACGCTGCTGTTGTTGTGGGCGAACAGCAGCTCCACGGCACTGTCGCGCGCCAGGGGGAAGCGGTCTCGAATCTCCTCGGGCAGGTTCTCGTAGGCGTACTTCACCTTGTCCCGGAAGATGGCCTCGGCCGCCTCGCGGTCGTGCGCGATGATGCCGCAGCGCTGATCCGCATTGAACAGCGCGTGGTCCAGCCACAGGATTGCGATCAGGGTGGTGAAGCCGAGTTGCCGCGCCTTCAGGATGATGTTGCGGTGCCAGAGCCGGCTGATGAAACGCTTCTGCGCGCGATTGGGCCGGAAGGGCATGGTGAAGGTGTCAGCCTCTTCCCCATCCTTGGAATCGCCCTTGACCATGATCTTGTACAGGCAGCCGGAGAACAGGCGCCATTCGGGATCACGCAAGCACCGCTCCAGCTCCTCGGGCGTGTCGGGGAGCCGGTTCAGGGGAGCACTGTGGACGCGCGCGGCCACAGCCTCAATCCTCCTCGTCCGCCGGGTCTTGCTTCACCTGCAGCGTGGAGCCCGCGCGGGGGCCTGTGCGCTCCGGGTCATCTGCAATGGGCGCGAAGCCGTTGCCGTTCTCCTTGGAGATGCGATGCAGCAGCGCGGCCAGCGGGTCTGACTTCTGCTGGTTGTCCCTCTCGTACATGCCCAGGTACTTCCAGATTTTTTCTGCGAAGGCCTCCTTGCTGTGCGTCAGGACCTGCAGGCCATCTTTCGTACGCTTCACGCCGGCATACAACTGGGCAGCGGCTGGGCTCAGGTAGCGGGTGTCCTTGATGACCTCGCGTGCATATCCATCCCCAACGCATGCAGTGCAGTCCGGGTGCGGCGGCCGGTGGGGGTTGAAACCGATGCCGCCTTCTTCATCGAAATCCTCGGGCGCCTTGCCTTCAGCACGCCATGACTCGCGTGCCTGGTTCATCTCGCTGACGGTGCGCTGGTAGCGGAAGTTCTCCCCCCAGCAATGGCGGCAGCATGCGACCTTGGTCTCGATCAGTTCGCGTGCATCGGCTGTAGCGATCAGCCAAGCCTGCTGCAGCATGGCGTCGGCAGTGATCTGCGTGCGCTCCTGCTGCTGCTTTCGGGCTTCCGCAATCGCGACTTGGATGTGAGGTTTTGACAGGTTCTCAGAGGCGATCTGCCGGGCAGTCTTGGAGCTGTAGCCGGCTCGAATCGCCGCCTGGGTTCCATTCAGGTCCACCAGGAATTCATCGATGAACTTCGACTCCCTCGCGGTCAGCGCCTGGGCATCCGTGCTCTTGATGCGGGCGGCCTTTTTTGCCGGGGCCTTCTTCAATGCGGGTTTCGCGGTCGCGCTCGTAGGCTTCTTGGCCGCTGGGCGCTTCGCAGGAACGGCAGAGCCTGCGGCCTTCTTGGGGGCAGCAGGCTTCTTGGGGAGAGGTTTCTTTGGAGGCTCGGACTTGCCGGCAGGACGTTGGGCCATGGCCGGAAGTGTTCCGGCATGGCCTAGGGCCGTCGAACCCTAGCCGGGGCGCTCCGCGCGACGCGCCACATTGCGCAACAGTTGCGCATAGAATTCCGGCATGACAGCCAAACCACCCACCGCCCACACGGCCGAAGAAATCACGGAATGGATGCAGCGCAATGGCCTCACGCAGACCGCTGCAGCCGAGGCCCTGGGTATCTCACGCCGCATGCTGCTGTACTACCTGACCGGCGAGAAGCCCGTGCCCCGCACCGTGGCCCTGGCCTGCCTGGGCTGGGAAGTGGAGCGCACAAACGCGGCTTGAGTGGCTTCTGAAAAAAGGCGTTGACTGCGCAATCATTGCGCATTATTATTCTTCCCATGGCAGCAACAAGCGGCCACTGGCCCGGCAGATCCGGGAAGTCTCGGCCGCACAGGTCGAACGCACCAAAGGGGAAAAACCATGTCCTACCTCATCAGCAACGGCCAGATCGTCGCCAAGACCTCCGCCACCCTGGCCAGCGGCCAAAGCGTTGCATTCAGCGGCACCCGCGTGGCCGAGGAAATCAATGCCGGGCGCCAGTGGAACCTGGTCAACGCGCAACGCGCCACCATCGGCAACGGCAAGACCTGGGATGCAAAGTGGGCCAAGCTGGAAGATGGCCGCATGGCCAGCGAGATCAACCCCGGCGAATTCTTCATTGCCTGACTGCTATAGTGGTGCCGTCCAGATAGGCGCCGACTGCCGAGCAGGCAGCTTAGGAAATACCGCAGTGATGGTGCTCCATCAGCGGGCTCCGCTCTCTCCACTACCGAACAGGTAGCTTCTCTGCCGCATAGGCAGCACCACCGGAGATTGATGATGCAAACCGAAGACCGGGAATTTGATGCCGAGGTGCGCGCCTTCGTTGCCTCGTTCGGCTGCGTGCAGCGCGCCCGCTATGGCCGCTGGTTGGCCTGGCTGGACCCAACGCACGACTTTGTGCGCGAGGGCCTGCAGCCGCCTGGGCAGGTCAACGTCTACCTGCACGGCGAACCCAAATGCACCGCCCAAAACAGCTACTGGGACGGCCAACCGCCCATAGGCTTTGCACGGGGCAAGCCCCTCTTTGGCGGGCCGCTGGACTTGCGGAAATCCGCCGACCGGGAGCTATGGCGCCAGGCGTGGGCCGCGCGCCCGTATTTCGAGAGCGCGGAATCGGCGCGCCGCAAGATCGAAGACTGGATCTGGGACAACCGCCCCGACATCGTGCGTACGGCAAGGAATGAGGTGCGCGAGGCGATTGCCTACCGCCGCCGCATGAGCTGGAAAGCCCGGGAGCCGGCCCATGCCTGAGTGGCGCATCTACCAGGGAAACACCCTGTATTGCCAAACCGATTGGGCGCCCATGGCCGTGGCGGCCTGGGACCGGGCCGCCCGCGACACCAACACCGAGGATGAGCGCACCGAGGTGGTATTGGAGAGGGACGGCCAGCTGCTGGAGCGTGTACGGCCGCGCCGTGCAGGACACCCTTGGCCCGACAGTCGCACCACAGTGCCAGGGCTGGGGGACCTGGCGGCGGCCATCCTGCAACTGGCACGCGCTGCAGGCATCGACGCCACCGCGCTGGCCGATGAGATGACACGCAACGGCCTACCCACCGCACGCAGCCGCCTGGACCGCATCCGCACCATCTCGCGCGACAACAGCGCGCATACATCAAGCGCCGAGCTGATGGCCATGTGCTATGCAGCCGTGGGAATTTTGCGCAAAAACGAAAAAGGGGGTTGACTGCGCAATGATTGCGCAATAGTATTGAACCCATGGCAGCACACCGCCGCCAGCGGCGCCTCCCGTCAATGAGGGGCAAGTGAGAACCACAATGAGCGCAATTTCCTATATCTGGGCCGCAGAGCAAACCGAGCCGGGCATGAGCGGCGTGCAATACGCTGCAACCAATACNCCTGCCGCACCCAGCGGGCTGCAGGCTGTGCCCGTTGCGGGTGCCGAGGGCCTGGTGCATCAGGAAAGCCTTTACGGCGACTGGAAGCTGATAGGCACCGCCAAGGGAGCCAGCTACAGCAACGATTACGGCTACTTTGTTGAGCTGGACACTCCCATGATGCAGGGCGCCCCCGTGGAACTCGAAGAGGTGGTGCGCTGCGGCTGGTACAGCCAGGCATGACACAGCGCGCCAAGCTGGTGGTGCACCACGGTGGCCCCTGGCGCCACTATCAATGGACCGAGCTGCCGGGCTGGGAAATGCTGGGCACAGTGCAGCGCGGCCACGAAATCGGCGCGCTGGCGCGCAACCTGCGCACCGGCCAGTTGGTCATGCTCAGGGCCGGGGCGGCCAGCGCCCTGGACCAGCGCAAGGTGCTGGCCGCCTTGCAGACTGCGCGGGCCGTTTGACTCGAAAAAGCCCGCGCGCATCTGGCTTTTTCTTGACCCTACGCTGCAGCTTGGCCCGACAGCGCACTGAGCAGATCACCCTGACGTCCGTCAACACGCCGCTGAGCTTTTAGCGCTTTCACTTCGCGCTCCAGGTCTCTACGTCTGGCCACCTCCTCCAGCAGTTGGTCCTGCAACTCCGTGACGCGCGTCAGGGCCGTGTGCTCCAGCGCCACGCCTGCCAGTCCCTGACCGAGGCGCGCGGCTTCGGGGCGGACCAGATGCAACACATGCTCCCCAATCTCCACCAAGGTCCGCCCATCGTTGAGGTGAACGATGACGACATCCCGCGCTGGCCCATGCTGGTGCACCGGGCGGTAACACTGCTTCACCGCCGCAATCATTCCCTCGCCGCGCAGCACCTTGATGCGGTCGTCCACCGTGGTGAGGTTCAGGCCTGTCATCTTGTGGATGCGGTCGCGCGTGGGCTCTTCACCGGCCTCGTGCAGCTGGCGGATTGCCTCATAGACCTGCGTCAGCGTGGGCACGGCCTCGACCGCGCCAGTGTCCGGATTGCCGCCGGGCGTCTTGTGGATGGTGCTGGTGGTGGCTTGGTTCATGCGGTTTCACTCCAGAGGGGCAGACGTTGTGGCCATTGGCCGGATTCAAGAATCGTGTGGCGGGTGATGCGGCCCCATTCCAGGCCGTATGCGCGGTGCTGTTCGCGGCCGCCTTCTATGAGGCGGTATTGGTCATAAGGGATGTGGCAACCTTCAATGCCTGGGCGAGCGCAGCACAGCGGGAAGCCTGTGCGGTCATCTGTCTTCAGGCCCATGCCCTTTCCGAGGTTCAGGTGCGCGTGCTGGCTGTAGCCGACCACGTTGCACCAGATGCAGGGCAGCGCAGCCACGGCGCGGCGGTAGGCCTCACATTCGAGGATTTCAGTCTTGGGCACGACCAGGCCTGTGCTGGCTCCGCCCATTACCACGATGCTGGTGCACGCCATGCCGGCCGTGGCGCGGGCACTATCCATGGCGCGGGCCGCGCGCTGCGCCAGGCGCTCTTCGCGGTCCAGATTGCCGGTGCCTGCCACAGGCCATGGACTCTTGGACTTGAACGGCCTGCGTGTCAGCGCCATGGATGCGCCTCCCGCCAAGCATCCAGACGGTTCATTACCTCCCACGGGAAGGTGTCGAAGACGCCGCCGGTGGGCAACGCAGGGCGGACAGGGCAACGCTGATACAGGATGCTTGCCCCGTTCAACGCTGCCCGCGTCAGCGCGGCCTCGCCCTCTGGATTGGGGTCAGCCATCAGCGCATCCACCAAAGGCCGCCACGAAGGGTGAAGGATGAAGCTGGGCCTGCTGGTCGGGCGGTCGATCAGTTCTCGGGCCATTTCGGAGACGAGCATTACCCTCATCGGACATCCCCTTCAACATCGACCTGCACCAGGAAGCCGTGGTCGCCCATCACGCATACACGCGTGGGGCCGTACTGCTCCAGGCGGCAGCAGCGGTTTTCCGACCAGACGGAGAAGCGGTAGCGTCCCAGGGCATCAGGGCCTTCGATGCGCTCGCGCATTGCGGCGCCACGCCACAGGGGCGGGTGCAGGCGCGGCGCGCACGGGGCCGCGCTGGCCACGGCGCGGAAGGTCGGGGCGGAAATCAAGCATGTGCACCGCCCTCCCCTGCGCTGGCATCGAAGTCCTGCACCTCCAGACCCAGCACGCGCGCCACAAAGCTCTCCAACCGGGCGCCGCGCGACTGCTTCCAGCCCGGCAGCCGGTGGACGGCATCGCAGGTGCACAGCTGCGGCAGCGCCAGACGCATGTAGCCAGCCCAGCTGCCGCACGCTGGCGCGGGGTTCTCGGCCGGGTTCTCGACGTGGTGGCCCTGGGCGCGCAGCGTGGCTGCAGCGCGGTTGAAGGCCGGGTAGTTGAACTCGGGCAGGCCTGTCATCGGGCCAGCGATGTAGATCCGCTTCATGGCCGGGCCCTCCGGAAGGACCACGCGATCATTGCGGCGTCACGCTGGTGCTGATTGCTGCGGCCGGCCCAGCCGGTCAGGCGGCTGAAGGTGGCGGCATCGATCTTGGCGCCGTGGGCACTGCCGGCCTTCGCGCTTGGCGCCAGGCCGAAGCAGGCAATGCCGAGGCTGGCGCACAGGGTCTCGATCAGCACGCACCATGCGTCGATCTCGCCCACGTTGCGCGCCATCTTCGCTCGCGCCGCGGCACTGCCCTGGCCGGTCCAGGTCTTCCGGGCCTTGCGGCTGTCCTCGAAGATCACCAGCGTGGGCGCCCTGCCCTGCAGCGTCTGCAGGATCTGCGCTGGCGCAATCTCCTCCAGCGCCTGCAGCTGGCCATCCACGATCCAGGCCAGGCCCGTGTGCTTGCCCGGATCCATGCCCAGCACCGTGATCGGGCCTTGGTGGCCAGCCGGCACCGTCACGCACGGGGCGGCGGGCGCCAGGCGAGCGCCTGCAGCTGCTGCACCACCTGCTGCTCGATGTCCACGAACAGCCGGGACTCGTCCCTGTCCAGCTCCCTGGCCCTGGCCTTGACGTACTCCCACCACCCGGGTTGCTGGGCCAGCTTGACGAGGTGCGCCACGGCTGCCGCGCTGAGATTGATTTGGTGTTGCTGCCATTGATGATCAGACGACGATGAATTCATGGGTGTCGCTGCCGTGGCTGTTGACCAGCAGCTCGCGCAGACGGCGTTCGGTGGCGCGGTGCGCGCGGATGAAGGTGCGTGCCGGGATCACCTCCAGCACCTGGCCGTAGGCCTCGCCGAACTCGACCAGGTGGCCCAGCTGCACGGCGTTCAGGCGCATCTCCTGGCCGTGGCCGTGCTTACGGCCCAGGTCCACGACGGCCGCCACCGCATCAGCAAACAGGCTCTGGGCCTCGGGCTCGGTGAAGACGCCCATGCCCAGCAGCGTTTCGGACAGGTTCGCGGCGTCGGCCAGGTCGCGCCAGTGCTGGACGGTGGGAGCGGCATAGCCGACGGCATGCACGGCGGCCAGGACTGCAGCAGCCAAGGGCTCGCGCTTGCGCTGGTGCAGCGGCTGCCGTTCGCTGGCCGATAGCTCCTGTGCCAGCGTGTAGGTGTAGGGCAGCCGCAGGTAGTCGCGGCTCACGGCGGAATGGATGGCGCTCATGGCTGGCTCCCCTGCTGGTGCTGCGCCACGGCGGCGGCAGCGCGGCGCTTGGCCTGACTCAGGCGCATGCGGCCGGCGCGGGCCTGAACCTGCACGGGCGTGAAACGCGCGGCCTTGAGTGCAAAGGCTTCGCGCAGGGTGGCCAGCTTGGACAGCACCTCACGCTTCGGGCCGCTGGGCATGGACTCAGGTGCCGGCAGCGCCAGGGCGGCGCGCGGGGCCGGCAGCTGCAGCTGCTCGCGCAGGTCGTCAGTCAGGCCCTCCAGCCCGCCCGGCAGCCTGCCTGCCGTGATGGCTTCCTGCACGGCGCGCGTGCGGGCTTCGGGGTCGTGCCCCAGGCTAACCTGAACCACAGGACGACGGCGCAGTGCACGGGCCTCGCCGGTGATCCTGCCGTAGGCCTCGATGAAGGCCTGCCGGGCGCCGAACTTGTCGCCGGCATCCAGCAGCGGCGCGGCCACGGCCCAGGCCTGGGCGATCTCATCGGTCCACACCACAGTGGCCTGCTGGTCTGCGCTGGTCAGCGCCAGGGCGTAGGCCTCGGCCGGCAGCATGCGGCCCATGGCGTGGTCCACGTACTGCAGCACGGTGCCGGTCAGTATCGGGCCGCGGTGCTCAGCGCGGATGCGGGCCAGGGCCAAGCGCAGCACAGGCTTTTCGATGTGGGCTAGGTCTTCCGCCAGCAGCAGTAGCGCGGCAGGCCGGACCTGCTGGCCGCTCAGCTCCATCGTGGCGCCCAGCTCCTCCAGCAGCCAGTCGGTGTCCAGGTCGTCACGCATTGCCGCCCTCCCCGTTGCCCCGGCCGCCACGCTGGCGCAGCAGCCGCTTGGCCTCCTCGATGGCGTCGAAGTTGGCGCTGGTCTTGTCGGCCGCCTGCGCTGCAGTGCCGGTCATGGCCTGGCCGCGTGCCCACTGCGTCCGGTAGCTCTCGGCCTTACCCAACAGCGCGCCGACACCGTGCGAGTCCTTCAGCACGTAGGCCTCGCTGACGCATCCCACGTACCAGGCCGCCACCAGCGGCGCCTCCTCGTAGCCCAGCCGCTTCACCAGCGCTTTCACGTTGGCGTTCACCTGGGCATTGCGGACGGGCTTCACGCCGTAGCGCTGCACGTAGGCCTGGCTGTAGGCCGCCCAGGTGGCGCGGCAGGACTCCTGCAGTGCGGTGTCCTCGGCATCGGACAGGCCGCCCTCCCCTTTGCGGGCCGGCGGCGCCGCCGGCGGAAATGATTCTTTGGCGGTTCCTTTACGGTTCCTATTACGGTTCAATGATGATTTGGGTGCGCCATCTGCACCCCTGGGGTGCGCCATTTGCGGGGGTTGAGGTGCGCCATCTGCACCCCCTGGTGCGCCAACTGCGGGGGGTGGTGCGCCGTCTGCACCCGGTGCGCCATTTGCGGGAGGCGCGCCATTTGCACCCGGTGCGGCATGTGCACCTGCGCCACGCTTGCGCTTCGCAGGCGCTGCAGCCGGGTTGAAGTTGGCCGGCGTGATGGTGTAGCTGGTGCTCGAGTTGATGCGGTATTCCCGGAACACCACGCCCACGGTCTGCAGCCATGCGATGGCATCCTGCACCGCACGTTCAGACAGGCAGGTGCGCTTCGCAATCGTCGCAACGCCGGGCCAGCACACACCGTCATCATTGGCCTGGTCAGCCAGGGAAATCAGCACAGCCTTCTGGGCGGGGGACATTGCCAGCGGCCAGCAGGCCGCCATGATCATCGTGCTCATTGCTGCGCACCCTCCTGCGCCAGGCGGGCCTGGTGCTGGCCCCACAGGCCGGCTACCCAGTTCACGCCCTTGGGGGTGAACTTCGTGGTGTTGAAGGCATGCTCGTTGGCCTGGGCCACACCCGTCTTCACGACAAAGCGGCCGGCATCGATGTGACACTGGTGCGCCGTCCACTCGCCGCCCAGGCGGTACATGATCTTTTCGTCCTGCAGCCAGGCCCGGAATGCGTGCTCGTTCGCGCCCAGCAGCTTGGCCACCTGACGGAAGCCCTTCGCGCCATTGGCGGCCACGTAGCGGTCCACGTATTCGGCCTTGGGCGCGGCCAGTGCCAGGGCGGCCTGCTGCAGCTCGATCTGCTCGGCTTGTTCAGCGGCCAGGCGCAGCGCCTGAGACATCGTGCGCGGCACCGCTGGCGCGGCCTGGGCCTCCAGCTGCTGCCAGCGCTTCACCACCTTCATGCGCGCCACAACGTCGTAGCCCAGCAGCAGCGTCAAGCTGGTGTCTTTGTCCAATTCGTACTGGGGGTAGGACTGGTCGTTTTCTCCGACGTAAGTGCTTGATTTGCAAACAGAACGCAAATCCGCGTTCTGCTGCAGAGCCTCCATCATGGTGCGGATGTCGCGCATCACGTCAGCATGGCGCTTGCCCGTCAGCTCGGCGATCTCCCGGCTGCTCATGGTCAG